AACACTCAGAGAGCTCGACTGGCAGTGATCGAGGACAACATCAACGAGTCGGACTTCGACGAAGAGGAGGCAGCGAAGAGTCAGGAGTTCCTGCAGCAGCAGAGAGAGGCTCTGGCGGCTATTCAGAAGAGTATCAACTACTGGAAGAGAGTCAATAAGACAATCAAGCTGCCGGGAGCAGCACCTAAGCCGAAGAGCAAGAAGAGGAAGCCGACCATGTCGCCTGAATATACGCAGGCGCAGAAGGAGTATGCAGGTAATGACGCCGCGATGGAGATTCTGGGTAACCTGGAGCCGCAGACAGCGGTGGAGGTGGCTGCGGAGTTTCTCAGCGACCCGAACGTGATGTTGATAAGAGATGAGTTCTTAAAGGAGACTGGCTACAGCGCTGGAGAGGCGAAGAGGTTTGCCTTTAAGTTCGCCGGCAAGGATAAGGGAGGTATCTCCCTGAGAGAGGCCGGGGAGAAACTTATGCTGTGGGATATGGAGCATGGCTACAACCTTCTTGATCAGAACGACCCTATGGCTGGTGTGAATGCTATACTCGAAGCCTTCCATTGGGCAGAGAAGCCGAGTGATCTGAGGCGCATGATAGAGCGTAATCGTGTAGAACAGGCAAGATTGCAGTTTGAGCATGATAACGAAGAGATGGACCGCTACGAGGAGGAACAGAAAGAGCGTGCGCTGACAGAGCGTGATGCAAACGAAGCGATTCTCGAGGAGCAGGCAAAAATCTATAACGAATATGAAAACAGCGAAGAATATTTAGAGAATTACACTAACTTTGGAGATACTAAAAAAGAAGATTATGAGAGAAATGGAACCGTGGGAGGAGCTGCTTCAGGAGAGAGCCAAGCAGATAGCCAGAGAGAAGATGGAGGAGGCGGCCAAGGACTTCAAGCTGTACAACCAACTGGCAGCACAGATGAAGAAGGAGGCACAGCACCAACCGGCACTGGTGAAGTACTACGAAGAACAGGTCAAGAGGGGGCGCAAGCCGGGACTGGCCTTCATGCTGACGGTGGAGTTCTGGCTGGAAGCCAAGGCGTTCGTCCAGATGAAGGGAGCGCGCGAGCGGGCGATGGCTCAGCGACAACAGGAGAAAGAATAGCTGAGGCGGAGAAGCAGGTCAATACCAACCCGACCGAGGCACAGAAAGAGGCAGGCAACTACAAGAAGGGTCATGTGAAGGTAGGTCCATTCGACGTTACCATCGAGAACCCACAAGGCAGTGTACGCCGTGGCACTGACGCTAACGGCAACAAGTGGGAGACCACCATGCAGAATAGCTATGGATATTTCCGTGGCACAGAGGGCGTGGATGGAGACCATATTGATACCTTCCTCTCTAACGATATTGACAGTTGGAACGGTCAGAATGTCTACGTTGTGGACCAATACAACGAGGACGGAACATTCGATGAACATAAGGTGATGCTCGGTTTCAATGATGAGGGCGAGGCACGAGACGCTTATCTGAGCAATTATTCAAAAGATTGGGCAGATAAGCACAAGGTCGTTGTGACCACATCTTCGATGGACGACTTCAAGAAATGGATTGATAGCAGCCACCGCAAGACGAAGGCTTTTGCTGAGTATTCCAAGGTGAAGGACAAGGAGTTGAAGGAGGCCGAGGAGAAGCCAAAGGCATCTATCGAGGAGACCAACAAGCGCCGCATGGAGGACATTGAGGCGCAGTATTCCGATAATGAGAGTAAGATTTTTCAGTTACAAGAGGAAATTGACAACCTGCAGCCAGAGGATGAGGCTAAGCGAGGCGACCTTGAGACTCAGATTATAGAGATTGAGGCAGATCAGCACGATTTGGAATCGGAGTATAACGGCCTGAAGCAGATGAACGAAGAGAGCGCCGCACTTGCTAAGGCCGAGAAGGAGGGACTTGATATCGTTCAGGAAGCATCTATGCCATACATAACAAAGCGCCAGCAGGAGTTGAAGTCGAAACATGCCGGAGCATTGGTGCTCTTCCGTAATGGAGACTTCTATGCTTGTTACGGCGAAGATGCCAACACTGCCAATAAGGTGCTTGGTGCCACTAAGACGCTGAAGGATGGAACGCCACTTGTTCTGTTCCCCTCAAATAAGCTCGACGAGTATCTACCGAAGCTCATTCGGTCTGGTGTGCGTGTGGCTATATCCGACGAGGTGGAGAATAAACGTATAGCCAAGAAGGCTCTGAGAGCAAAGAAAGAATCTGGCTTATTTACCGGTGATTTGTTCTCGCAGCCTCCCGTGACGGAGGTAGTTCCTACTTCTGATGGTGGTGTGATGGAGTTTTCAAGCTTCGGAGGCCTTAACTCAAAGACCGGAGAGTTTGCATACGTAGAGCGTCAGTTTACGAAGAGCGGAGAGTTCAGCTTTACAGGTTCTGAGAAGATAGAGAGTTCGGATGATGTCGCTTACATCTTCCGCTCATTGGAGAATAAGGCGATAGAGAATGTTTTCGTGGTATTGGTGAAGGATGGAGTCCCGACAGTGGTACATATCGGCATGGGTTCGCCAAATGCCTCTCCTGCAGATTTATCGGCAATTCGTTTGGCAGCCCAGAAGGCAGGAGGAGTGGACCAGGTCTACATGGTACACAACCATCCGAGCGGAAATCTCGCGGCCAGCTCACAAGATCGTAATCTGCTCGACACCATATATGAGATGTTTGACGATGATGTAGTTCAGCCAGGCATTATCATAGACACAACAAGCGGGAAATATGGCATATTTATTCCTGTGGAGGGAGCACCAATAGAAAGAGTGCGCCCAAAGGAGGGCGGCAACGTTCCTCTTGATGTGCTCCGTTTTGACAAGCAGGTATTTTCTCCTGATTTTGATCTGTCATCTCTCAGCAGAATCCGTTCGGCAGAAGATGTGGCATCACTCGTGTCTTCACAACGCTTGGGCGATTGCGATAAGATAAGCTTCCTTGTTCTTTCCAATAGCAGCAATGTTGTGGCTAATATTCACACTACTTATAGCAATCTTACTAATGATAATATAGAGGTTCTTGCTAAGCAGATAGCGGATGATGCTGTACGTTTTGCAGGCACAAGAGTTGTTGTATATGGAGATTTCGCAAGCGGCACGGATAGCATTAAACGATTGAATACAAGAATCTCAGTACTGTCCGGAAAGTCAGTGAGATTGCTTGACCTTATCAAGATAAGGGATGGCAATTACAATAGTGCATCCGAGTATGGCTTCTTGGACGAGCCTGAGGCGAAATACGGACCACAGGGAGTGGCCGAACCTGCCGGAAGGAAGAAACAAGATGATGACAAGAGTCTTGTCGGCGTACACAATATCAGCGAAGAAAAGCTCGAAAATGCGTTGAAGCTTGGAGGATTGGCTAACCCAAGTGCGGCTGTCGTTGACCTGAATGTTGGAGGGCACAACAAATATGGTGAAATTTCACTTGTTATGCCCTCATCGCTTGTTGACAAGAAGAGTGGGCGGAATGCCGGCACATGGGCGGCTGATGCATATACGCCGAGGTTCCCATCGACTACAAAGGAATTTGGGAAAGATGGTGAAAAACTATTAAGAGAGTATGTAAAGGACCTTCCGGACGGAATGGATGAATATATGTATAACGTATTCCAGCAATATGTGGACGTAGGCAATTCTCCTGCTCCACTGTCCTATCTATTCCTGCATGAGAAGGGAGAAACTCCTAAAACTCTGCACAAGAAGCCTAAGTATGATACGGACATAGTTGATGCGCTGAAGAAGAATGGATTACTGACTAAGGACGTGTACTCAATGAGTGACGCCGAACTTCAGAAGCTTGCAGACATTTACGCGGACGCTAACTATTCAGATTCAAAAACGAAATTCAATAAGGACGGTAAAAGTGTATTTGATTCGCTTAAAGAAGGTGTGTTTGATGCAGAAACGCTTGGTAAGGGAGGCTTGGATCGCTTCCAAAGTGCTGTAAATAGGAGTATTCGACAGACGGGCGAGGTGAACTATGCCAAGATGGGTGAAGACTCCTACGAGGAGGTGAAGCGCAGAGGTATGGTTGATGAGTTCTACAAGTGGGTCGCAGACAAAGAGGAGGAATTTGGTGTAAAGGAGTTGATCTATGCCGGCATGACTCCAAGTGGAACCCGAAAATATCTACCACTTACACTTGAAAATATTTCGAAGATAATGAAGAAACAGGGCCGCGCCGGCAGCGAAAGTTTCTTCCATGACAGTCCTGGTGGCGTACGAGCGCAACTCACCAAGAAGCTCGATTCTCTTGAAGCTATTCGGAAAAACAAAGGCCGTCTCGTCGATTCTGAAAAATTTGGACCAATAGCCGGAGCTATTAGTGATAAATATTTCGAGCTGGCAAATGAAATATTCAGAGGTGACGGAGGGGAACTTGCGGATGTACTTAAGGCGAAAGACATGGAAGCTGTTGCAGAAAGTTATGGAATAAACCTAAGTAATTCAGAGATGAAGAAACTGACTGAGTTCCGTGACTTCCTGAAGGAAGCACCGACGGAGTACTTTGAAACGAAGTTCGAGCGTCCCGTTGGGCTGGAGGAATTTGCAGCGGCTGTAGTGCCGAGTGATGCAAGTCCCGACATTAAGGATGCACTTTCAAAGAAGGGACTGCAGATATATGAATACAAGAGAGGCGATGAGGCAGACAGAAAGAGAGCACTGGATGAGGCCGCATCATCACGTGAGGATATAAAATTCTCCATCCGCAAGGGTGATGCTCCGAAAAAGACGGGAATTGGCTATAAGGTGTTCGCGCTGAAGGATGGTAAGCTCTATCCGCCGATGGTGGCTAATCCCGGAGGCAAGGATACGCCTGTTGGCATATGGCTCAATGCAGACGCAGCACCTGTTGTAGGCACAAGCAAGACCGGCCGTCTGAAGGTGAAGGCTGGTGGCAAGGGCACGCAGGGCGGCAGCGGCACATTGGCGTATCGCCCAGGTTGGCACCTGGGAGAGATTCCATATGCCTTGCAGTTCAATCGTGTGAATCCCGAGACCGGTGCAAGAGAGCTCTTCCCCAACAACTTTGTATGGGCAGAGGTGGAGTACGCCAATGATGTGGACTATCAGGATGAGGCCATGAGTTACGGAATGAATCCGAGCGGAAAGTTCCAACACTCACTGGCAGGACTCCCAAAGGTCCCCGAGAATGGTTCCTACAGATACCGCACCAATCCTAATCCGGAGACAGACCCGTGGATCATCACCGGCGCTATGCGCGTTAACAAAATCCTCACTCCTTCGGAGGTGGATAAGATTGTTCGTGATGCAGGTCGTGAGCCGCAGCCAAGGCAAGAGGGCTCCGTTACCGACGAGCAGGTCAATGCGCTCAATGAGCAGATGACGCGCGGACGTTTCATTGGCGAGAAGGGTGCGGCGCAACTTGACAAGGCACAGGAGGCTACAACGCGTATGGACAACCTGAATGTGGCAAAGGATATGGAGAAGTCCGGCAAGAAGGCTCAGATCATTAAGATTGCTACTGGATGGGAGAAGGGCGCTGACGGTAAGTGGCGCTATGAAACACCCGACTTTAAGATGAAAGAGGGTGAGGACTTCTATGGCTTGCGTGATAAGGCCTACGATGAGTACATGGATGCAAAGAAGGCACACGAGGAGATATACAAGCAGCTCAACCGCATCGATGACGCTATAGATAAGTATCCACGTCGTGGACGCACCGAGGCGCAGAGAGAGGCCGTGGCTGAGCTGAACAAAAAGCGTAAGGAGATAGCTAAACAGCTTGAAAAAGCAAGTGATGCTGAGTATGAGAAGTCGCATGCGTATGACGCTTCAAAGATGGCCAAGGCAAAACTCTCGGACTGGATAGAGGACGAGGAACTATTCAAGGCGTATCCGGAACTTGCGGACGTCCCAATAGAGGTGAAATATATGCCATCCCGCGGAGCTTACATACCGAACCCACGCGGTGGGGAAATCGGGAGGATAGAGATGTCGAACGACATGCCATCGGCTCAGTTCAGGAATGTCCTTGTGCATGAAATTCAGCATGCGATACAGGACATTGAGGGCTTTGCTGCAGGTGGAAATGTCAGAATGGTAGAGAATGCCCGTGCTAATATAGAGTGGGCGCTGGGTGGGCTCTTCTCTGACATGAAGAGCAAGGGACTCGGAGATTGGCTGATAAAGCATCCAACAGAGGATAGACTGAAGGCCATCAAGGAGTTTGCCAAGGCACTCCCCGAAGAGGAGCGAGAGAACGCACAGCGTGCCATCAAGAGACTCGACGATATGATTGAGGAGTATGGCTCGTATGTAGGGAACCCAGACGAATCGGCATACGACGTGTACAGACGTTTCAGCGGCGAGGTTGAAGCTCGGAATGCGGCGAACAGAGCAGGCTTCTCCCCCGAGAACAGACGGAATGTCCTTGGTAGCGAGACAGAAGATGTCGCACGTGAAGATCAAATTTTCATCGAAAATGCACTTGGCAATAGCAATGAATCATTATCTTTGCCTGCACATGAGAATCTTGAAGCTCTCAACGAGGAGATTGACCGCATACAGACTATGACGGTGAACGCTCCAAGAGGCATCGTGGCAATGACAGCGAAGGATATTCTTGATACTTACCCCAATATCGACCCGGTGACATACGCCAAGGTGATTGAGGCAGGAAAGAATCCGGATGCTCTGGCTATCTATGTGCCACAGATGGATGAGATTGTGATGTTCCCGAAGCATGGTACTGTTGGGGAGATACGCAATTCCAAATGGCATGAGAGTTTTCATAGCGGTTTCGAAAAGGTGTTTAAGAACAAGACCTTTAAAGACCGTGAGAAGATAATAGATGCAGCAGCACAGGCGAGGGCGATAGATCCAGAGCTTAGCGACTGGATAGACAGGACATATAAGACCAATTCTGACGAGGAGAAGATAGTTCACTTGATGGAGAACGTTGTCTCCCAGATGCAGGAGGATGGCACAATAGGAAAGCTCAAGAATGGCATCAGCTTCGGCGATGAGTACACTGAGCTTAACGAGATAGCTAACGATATACTTAAACAAATATTAGGAGGACTAAATGATGGAAAAGGAAGGACCGTTTATCGTAACACCAGAGATGCAAGAAAGGATGCGGCAGGACACTCGACGCAAGATAGCAGAAGGCAGAATGAGACCGACGCCTCAGCTTTACGCCGAGGGCAGAGAGGAAATTCGAATGACACCGGAAGAGGAGAAGGAGCTGGAGGAATACAGAGCGAAGGCCAGGGCGAAGTGGGACGCTCGGATGAAGGAACAACAGAAGTAAACAATGATACAAAGTATCGTTTTATAGGTGAGCTGGGCGCCGCCCGACTGGATAGAGCTAAAGAGGCTACAACACGTCTTGCCAACCTGGATGTTGCCAGGCAGATGGAGCGCTCCGGCATGGATGCCAAGGCTATCAAGATGGCGACAGGATGGGAGAGAGGTGCTGATGAGAAGTGGCGCTATGAAACTCCCGACTTCAGGGAGGTCAATTCGTTTGGAGAATTACACCCCGAAAGGAAAAAGCTTTCTGATGAAGAAAGGAAGGAACTTGAAGATGCGGAATGGGATTTGCTTGATGCTTTCTATTTTGGTGTGGAAAAGTACGCAAAACAGGGTAAGGAGATTAACTCAGATACCGACATGGCTGATATATATACAGCCGGAGGTATGGAGCCGGAGAGAGCCAAGCGCTTGGCGGCTTTGGAATCTAAACGTAAGCAGCTAAAGAACGCTTCTAAAAAACTGGATGATTACGTTGACGACAAAGAACTGTTTGAAGCATATCCGGATTTGCTGGATGTAAATGTAAAGAAGGAGCCTGACACCTACTTCTCTGGCGGCAAGTCAGGCTCTTATGACTCCAATACAAACACCTTATACTGGAATGATGGTGAAAAAACCACGTTGGCGCATGAGATTCAGCACATCATCCAGCGCAATGAAGGCTTTGCGAAAGGCGGCAATCCAAACATTCAGAAGGGCACTACATCAGAGAGGTATAAAATCAATGAGGTGCTGGACTGGATGCAGAGAGAGATAGCCAGCAGCAGGGAGGAACTTGAAAAAGCAACTCTCGAGACAGAAAAGCTCTCTTATCCTATCTCTGATGTGTATACCCGTCTCTATAGCGGAAAGATATCAGAAGAGGAGGCTAACCGACAGATTACCGAGCTTACTCCAGCCTATGAAAAGGCAAGAGAGGAAAGAAACAAGCTGGCACGTGACCTTAGTCATCAGCAGCAGCAATATGAGAGCATGCATGATACACTTAACGAGCCAATCGGAACAGAGGGATATACGCGGTTGATGGGCGAAGTGGAAAGCCGCAACGTGGAATCACGCATGGACATGACTCCCGAGCAGCGTCGCGCGTCGCTTGCCAGCGAGACAGAGGATATCGCCCGTGAGGAGCAGATATATCGGACGGACGATGATGGTGGAGTCAGATATTCTATCCGTAAGCCGAAACGCAGGGAGGGCGAGACACTTGGAGCCTTCGCAAAGCGCCTGAAGGAATATGAGGAGAGACTTGAAGCCCAGAAGGCATCGCGCGAGATAGAAAACTCCGATGGTAAGGATAAACTTAATGATGAGCTGAACGACCTTTCGATGGAGATGATGGCTCACCCGTCCCCTGTCCGTCAATCAGGTGAGAGCGATGCCGACTTCTCCGCACGTCAGAGCGAGTGGGAGAAGTGGAACGCCGAGCGCCGTCCGGAGATTGAGAAGAGGCTGAACGAGATTCGTAAGCAGGCCCTTGAAGAACGCGTTATTGATAGAGACAAGGAGATAGATGAGGCTGATGCCATGTATCGTGGCAAAGCTCCTTCAAAGAATGCTCCGGAAGGTTTTGAACCCGACACTCCCGACAGCGTAAACAATCTCACCAAGGACGAGATGAGAGAGGTGCGCCAGGGCGCAGAGGAGCGTCTGCAGGATATGCAGATTCTCACCACCAAGGAGCAGGCGAAGAAGAATATCCATAACGAGATTATAGAGCGTCGCCGCTATATAGACTCAAGTAACCTCGAAGATGCAATCTTCGTTGATGACCTGAAGAAGGCAGCCGGCAAGAATAGCAAGCAAGTCCTTAAGGACATCCCTTCCTATATAGAGGGAACCTACGAGGGCAAGCCAAGCGAGGAGCTTGTAAAGACCGCCAAGATGGTCAGCGACTGGTTTGAGGAGTGTTACAACCTGATGGCCCAGGAGGGCGTACTGTATGGCGCGCCGCAAATACAGAACTACGTGACTCACATTTGGGACTGGGGACGTAGTCCTAAGGAAGCACAGGAGAAGTATAACGCCTATGTCAATGCTATGCGTATGCGCTCTCCGTTCACTCGTCACCGTGTCATCCCGAGCTATGCAGAGGGTATTGCAATGGGTATGGTTCCGAAGTATGATGATATCACGGGCATCATCACCGAATACGGCCATTACGCCACAGAGACTATCGCTAACCATCGTATGGTAGAGTTCCTGAAGAACTTTAAGATAGCCATCCCCGGCGGTAAGGATAATATGCCGATGAATGTAGATATTATCGTATCGGATGATGTCAGAGACCCTATGTATTCACGTATGAATAACACTGCGCTTGAAGGCTATAAGGTACTGAACCTTATAAAGCCGATGATAACACCTGTGTTTGGTGACCAACATATTCTTGATCATTCGCAGCTCAATTCGGTTACCAATAAGTTGATTAATGGTATATGGGTAACGTCGAGCCTGATGAAGAAGATAAATCTCGGTTTCTCATTCTTCCATCATGGAGCATTGACAGAAACGGCGGTTGCTATGCTTAACCCTGCTCGTGCTGCCAAGGTGATTGCTAAGGACCTGATATGGGATGTCATCACCAAAGGTAATATACCGGCGATGAACGACAAAGAGGCGGCGCGCGACGCTGTGAAGCATCTTGTTTCTCTCGGCGCTACCAATGACTATGCGATATCGGATGTGCAGAACTTCACAACCACGATACGCAAGCTTGCCGAGGATAAGAATGTGCAAGGCATTAAGCAACTCACGCAGATGGTAGATTTCCTTAATAAGGGATTTGACAAAGTATTGTGGGATGTTATCCATGATGGATATAAAGTGGCATCGTTCACCAAGATGGCAAAGGAGATACGCACTGAAGGAGCGAACAAGGGATGGACTAAGCAACAGATAGAGGATGCTCTTGATGAGGCTGGACAACTTGTAAACGACACGTTCGGAGGACTCCATTTTGATATCCTTGGCTATTCGCCGAAGAGTGTGCGCATTATGCGTGCGTTGTTGCTCTCTCCCGACTGGACGTTAGCTACAATCAGGCAGGCTCTCTCTCCGTTTGGGTATGGACGATTATACAATGACGATGGAGTATGGAACGCAATGTTCAAGGGAGAGCCGGCAAGCAAGGTGCGCCGCAAGTATGGCCGTCAGTTCTGGCTAACCGCAGGTATCTTCTTCTACGGTATGATGAACGGGCTGAATGCCTATTTCCGCAGTGCCGATGAGGAGAATGAGAAACGTAAGGCTGATGAGATGCGTAAGGTCGACCCTGAGTACAAATCGCCATACGAGTTGGCCTATCCAGACGGAATGAAATGGTACGACTACACAATGCTCGGCAATACTCTTACTCATCAGACTCATCTGTTCACCGGAAGGTATAGCGATGGAACAGAAACCTACCTCCGTTGGGGAAAGCAGTTCAGAGAGCTCCCTGAACTATTCTTTGGACGTGATGGATTGAGTTTCCCCGGTCCGATGATTGATAAGATGGCTGGCAAGGCTAATCCGCTCATGTCAACGGCCTTCGAGTTTATAAGCGGTCATTCGCTTAGTGGCTGGGAGAATCAGGACATGAAGGATAAGAAGGGCGTGGAGCGAGACGTGGCAAGACTCTATATGCTAAGCAAGAAGTTCCTGCCATACTCCATGCCGACACAGGAGGATAAAGACTTTATGTTTATGGATTTGCTCATGCCATCGTCTAAGGGCTTTACACCTGGTAAGGCTATCACGAACTTCGACAAGGCAATCAAGAGCGGCGACAGCTCGTTCGTTGAAAAGGTGTATAATGCCTGTGTAATGAACGGACTCAACCCCGAGAAGCTGTTTAATGTAGCTAAGGCTAAGATTGAGGCCGAGGCTAAGCAGAATCAGCTGAAGGATGTGGAGACCATTGACGACGCACAGAGGCTCTTTAATCAGACAAACTCAATTAAGGAGCGCAAACGTCTGAAACGCTATATCGAGCAGCAATTAGGAGCACAGGACTACCACGCTATCAGTCAAGCTGAGATGGTGGAGAAGGCTAAGGAGATTATCAACGGTGAGGAACAAGCGACAACCAAGGCGGACGACCGATATATCGGTCTGTCAACATCTAACGATGTGATGGAGGATTATCGTCTACGCAAGACGTTAGCCGGCTTGAAGAAGTATCACGACGACTTTACCTCACTACAACAGGATAATCCAGAAGCTGCACAACGTATGGCTAAGGAGAAGGGTAAGTTCCTCCGTGGTTACGAGATGACTGTGAAGGCGCGCTCCGCAATGTCAAGGATGAAGCGCTCACTTGGCCAGCCCAATGTTGACGACGAGAAGGTGATGGACAATATCCGGCAACTTAGAGAGCAATGGAAGGAGGCTATGGACAATATGAAATAGAGATAGCCACAACAGATAAAGCGCCCGACAGGTTAATGCCTGCCGGGCGCTTTTCTTCTAATTATTATTTTATCTCCTATTTCTTTTAGCTTTACTCGCCATCCTGTCAATATCCTTTTCGGAGAGGTGGGCGTGTCCCGGCGGAGCATCCTCCAGATAGTATGCACGGTCATCGCCGACAACAATCACGCACTCCTCGATAGGAAAGACAGCAACGTGTTCTGTCTCCTGCTTCTGCTTACAGTCGTTGAGAAATGTAGCAAGCATCTCCGATGAATGCCATGTGACATACAGCTTACCCTCAATACGAATCTGCATCTTACAGTAGCTCTCGCAACTCTTCACGCAACTCGCCTCTTGGGTAAAGTCTACGACATCCATCACGACTGCATTATCTATCAGCTGCACGATGTCAATATAGGAGCCTTTGAACGAGCCCCTATACTTAACACCGATTTCACTAACCTTTGGCATACCGTCAGTCGCCTAAGAGTATCTTATCAATCTCCTCGTCAGAGAAGCCATTCTCCGACAGCGCCTCACGCCACTCCTCGTCAGAAGGTTCATGGTCAGCCTGTACGGAGACATAATCAGCAACAGGTATAGTCACTGACACGACAACGGGTTCCCCGCTGTCCTCGTCTGTTTTTACCTCTTCTCGCTCTTCGTCGCGATGGTTGTAAAAGCGTCGGTACTCGTTCTCCTGTGGGTTCGGCACCGGAAGCGTCATCTTCTTTACCTCTGCGCCCCTTGGCGAATCGGTCGACGCGGTTAAAAACTTCATTGTATTCATTCTTTAGATCTTTTAATAAGTTATTACTATCACAATATTTAAAATATCCCAGATAGGAGCATACACAACTCCTTTCGTATATGCCGTTCTGAGGTCTCTTGGTAAGCTGCCTTAGCTTATGGATGAAGCGGTATTTGATACTCGCACGTACACGGGTATTCTCCGTACCTACCGCGTAAGAGCAGAAGTCTATCCTGCGCTTATCGATAGGGAAGAGGGTAATCTTGCCGAAGGTCAGTCCCAGTCCGGAAATAAACTCCGATGCACGGCGGATAATCATCTTCGCCTCCCTCTTATCCTTAACAAGAATGACAATATCATCGACATATCGAGTATAATACCTCGCACCAAGTTCCTGAAGAACGAAGTAGTCAAGCGGCGTGAGGTAGAAGTTGCCGTTGTTCTGCGAGGTAAGAGCGCCGATAGAAATGGATAAATCCGTCTCCGGCTTATAGCTCATAATCACAGCCTCCAGCAAACTAAGAGCCCTTTCGCCCTTGTACTTGCGTCTGATCATCTCCATCAACTTACTCTTGTTGATGTTAGGATAATACCTCTTCACGTCGAGCTTAACACACAGATTATAGCCGCTCCGGTGGATGTCCTGTCTTACTTGCTTACTCGCCTTCAGCGTGCCGCGTCCTTTGATACTGCCAAAGGTACGCTTCACGAAGTGACGGTCGAGCCGGAAGAACTTGACAAGCAACTGATGTACTATGCGGTCCTCTATGCCGACAACATGAATCTCTCTCACCTTTTTCTCCGTCTTGAGATAAAACACTCTGCCCTTGTCGGGCTTCCATGTGCCATCCCTTAGCCGGCGTTGCAACGATAAGAGATTCTTCTTCTCATTTGCTCCAAAAGCCTTAACATCACAGCGATTCTTCTTTCCATCTCCTGTACTGCACAATCGCCAAGCATTGTACAGGTTGTTATACTCCGTCATTTCGGAGAAATTGACAATCGCCCTTTTCATAAATGATATGACTCCTCAAATAGTTTTAATAGACCGAAGCGTCAGTCGCTTCCATCTTTTACGAGCGGTTTTCGTGCCGTGCGTACAAATGCTTCCATCCGCTACTAACCGACCGTAGGCGTAGCATATTTTACTCACTCCCCGAAGAGTGACAGCCACAATGGCTGCAATTAGTAAGGCCTGCATTCTCCGTAAAAATCTTACAATATCTTTTCGCTGCTACGAAGCTTCAGGAGTTAGGGCACCGCCGTAGTTCGGGTTCGCGTTCGAGGCAACGTTGTTCGAGTTCACAACCGAGACACCGAGCTTGGAACCGTTGTTCGCACTACCAACCACCGCGGGAACTTGAAAATGCAGCCCACGTGGCGGCTCTTATCGAGCCGCCACGATTTAAATATCATCACCTCAAGCCAATGGGTTCCGCCCCGGCAGGGGCGGCGATTTCGGCTCCGCTATGCGGCTACCGTTCCATCGGCTATCGTGTCGTTCGGGTCCGAGGAAGCGGGGGCACCGCCGTAGGTCGGGGACGCGTACGAGGCAACGCCGTCCGAGCGCACAACCGAGACACCGAGCTTGGAACCGAGGTCCGCACCACCAACCACCGCGGGAACATATACAGTGGTCTCTGATGGATTAGCAGCTCTCCAGTAGTTGTCACACATACCGGTCGTCGCTGATGCACCGAGAGCGGACGGAATAAGAGTATCCTTGTAGTTCTCTAAGATATATCCCTCAGTAGCAGATGTATCCTTCGCCGCTTCGTCGCATACTGCCTCATAGTCGTCTGTCACATCGAATGCAATCTTCGACAAATCCTTGCAGCGATACCATACCTGATTCTTCTTGATATATCCAGTTGCCCATATCCAGTAAGGGCCAGACAGACGATTCTCGCACCAAAGGAACTTGTTCGGCTTAACGGTCACGCTGACATCCGCCTTATTCGTCACTGTTACTGACAACTCGCCCTCGTGGCCCTTAATGCTGTTGGTTACACCCGTCTTATGGAATGGACTGCACTGAGCGTAACCTGCATCGACGTTACCGCCGTTACCGTACCACCAAGTCCAATCAGCATTATCAATACCCTCATAAATACTCTGAGAGTTAAAGGTCTGCTTAATGAGCCAAAAGTACATACGATAGACCTCATGGTCTTGCATCGCATACTCGCGGTAGTTGTCGCCGAATGCCTTGGCGTAAGCATGATACTGCTGAATATTGTAATTCTGAGTGGTCCACTGGTCGGCGATAGAGAGCAGCTTACCATCAATCACCGTGCCGCCGTAGCATGGAACGAAGCGTGAGCCGACATAGCGATAGCCACGCACCTTATAGACGGAGAACTTGAAAATCTTCGTGTTAGTGGACGCGTCGTACTCATACTTAGTCCAGATCCCGCCGAGATGTGTCATTACTTGGTGAAGCGGGTCGTTGAGCACCGCCGCCAGTCCGTCGGCTGTCTTGGTAATATCGTCACCGTTAAGATACGCCACTACGCGGCTGTTACTGTCAAGCAGTACGGGGTACGCCGTAGCGAGTATCTTGGTAATCATACCTAAGTTGCCCTCTATGGCAGGTATGGTAGATGTCTGCATAGAGTAGCGTTTGAGTACCACTCTATTCAGCGGGACGTCCGGATAGACACCATTCGCATCAGGCGCCGCCGATAAAATCTCAGTAATGGAGCATTGCTTGCTCACCCCATTCTGTACGACCTCAAAAACCTCTTGTCCTTGAAGAGCCGAAGCCGTTGGCATTTCTGTAATCTTCATAATCAAATATACTATTAATAAATTAACATTCAATCTCCTCACCCGACTCTGTTGTACGTGCCGTGCCGTCCTCAGTAAGTCGTGCCTCCAGCGGACGGAAATGTACCGTCACAGTCTTATAGAGGCTCGAGTTCTGCGTTGCCACGATGTTGAATTTCACATCGCACTCCTCACCGGATGTAATCTCGCCGTTAGGCAATATCTCGCCCTTGTAGTTGAGCGGAATAAACACCTTTGACATGTTCGCCGTACGTGGGAAAAGAGTGACCTCCGCCACTACTGTACCACCTATCACGCACTCCTCCGGACACTCCACGCTCATGGATGCCGGGATTGCCGCGAACTTGTCAACACCGCTCGTCTGAGCCGACAGGTTGTAAGCGTCCTCCGCATTCTTGATAGCCTGCTGCGCCTGAGTGATCAGCGGCGTAATGACCTCCGCCTGCGCGTTCACATTGTCCGCCGCCGTCTGTGCCTTCTGCGTCGCCGTATCGGCTACCGCTGCCGCCGCATTGGCTGTAGCCGTGCTCTGCGATGCCTTCTGTGTCGCGGTATCAGCTTTAGTGGCACTTTGTAAAGCTGTCTTTGAGGCGTTATTGGCTGCCTCTGCTGCTGCAAGCGCTTCCTCTGCCGACACGATACAAAACCACCATGCTGTGTCCGTCACATCATGCCCGACATTATTGTCCTGCAGCGATAGGTATGCTCCATTATTCTCATTCACAAGATCAAGGCGCTCATACGATGTGTTTTCATCATACGAGCCTCGTGGTGTGATGCCAACCTTGCCCAGATCAATAGATTTTTGTTCTGTCATATCATCTATAATTAAAGTTTAAATGCCCGGTTTCTTCGTTCAGCTCGAACTGCTCTGCGGCAACTTCGTCCTGATAATTCATGATAAGTTGCATGTCGTCGTCAACGTAGAAGGATGGATACAGCACACCACCCTTGGCCAGTATGCCAGTATCTACATATTCTCCAGCCTTGTCGTCCCATTGCCACCAGTTGCCATTTTCGCCCTGTTTTGGAGGATTGTCGGCTTGTTCCTTAGCTCTTTCCGCTTGTTTATTCGCTTCTATAGCAGATGCATTAGCATTGTTCGCTGCCGCATCAGCTTTGGTCGCCGCATCAAGAGCTGCCGCCTTTTCGGCCGTAATATCAGTTATCGCCGCTGTAACTCTGGCTGCGGCTGCATCAGCATTGGCTGCAGCGCCAATAGCCGCCTCCTTCTCTGCAGTGATGTCGGCGACAGCCGAGGTTACCTTTGATGCAGCTGTATTGGCGGAGCGTGCCGCAGCGTTAGCTGACGATGCCGCAGATACAGCACCCTTTACAGCTTCGCTTGACTCCGATACGCGTTGTGATTCAGCCTCCTTACGAGCAGCCTCAGCAGATATACGCTCGTCCTCAGCGGCGATTCTGCTATTTTCAGCGGCGATGCGCGCGTTCTCTGCCGTTATACGTTCATTTTCCGCCGTTATACGTGCCGATTCATTCTTCTCAATAGCTGTGCGAGAGGAGTTGGCAGCATCAGCCGCAGCATTGGCCTTCCCGGCTGCAAGAGTAGCAGGCTTACCATTGGCGATACACTTCCACTTCGTTGAATCAAGATAGTCGGCTCCGCTATTATTGTCGTAGAGAGACAGATAACAGGAGTCCTCCGTAGTGACGAACTCAAAAATGTTATACGATTTCGATGTATCGAGCGTGCCGGCGTCGTTAAAGATGACATTGTTTGTCATTCGTCCGCAGTCCACCCATCCATCATCGGTATTGACGTATATGTCATAGATAGGATTTGAGCGTCTCGTGTCTGATGATTCGTACGTCGGCCCGACGCTATATATCTCGCCGACAGCCGCATTAGTCGGCAGATCCTTCTCAGATGTGACCACGCCAAGTATTTTCAGGCGGTTCACGAACAGAGGGGACAATTCCTCCCACGTCTCGCCATCGCGAGTGATTTCTATTCTGCCAACATCCTCGCCGTATCTTGCATCGGCCGTCCAGCGGAACCATGCGGCGATGTAATCGGACGATTCCTCCCATGTTTCTTCATTGTACGAGAAACAGAGCTTGTTGTTTATCGTCTTAAACCACGGTGTGAGACCATTCTTGCCCTGTGGACCAACCGCAGCGATGCCGGTATCCTCTCCATTAATGACCCATGTGCCTTCGGCAGACACTGAAATCTCGCCACCAAGGGAGAGTTCATTGATAGTAGTCCAGTTTGACGACAATCCCCAGTGGTCGTTATCGAGCTGCATTGAAGATATTGCACGTTCACGGATGGCGTCTCCCTTCATGTCGACATAAGAGATGGTAATGCCCTTACGGCGCATATCGGGAGGCAGAAGGTTGCGTGTGGCCTCAGGAGAGCCCTGATAAGTCAAGAAAATATCGTTGAACTGTTTAAGAATATCTTCGAGAGTCGCGCCCGTGCGCCCATCGTGGATGGATTGCAGGACTGTACGAGGAAATATGGGCTCCTCTCTATCACCATTTCGCCGATAGAGCTGCTGCACGGAAGAGTAGCGCTCCCCGTGCGAACAGATTTCATGTATTTTCTGATTCTTATCCATATTGCTATGATTTGGTTATCTTTCCAACTGCGGAACCAGCTAACGGACCGCCATAAATGGTAGCCACTGCTGACAAGCCGGAGCTAAGTAATCCGCCCAGAGCCTGCGTGTTCTGCTGTTCCTTCTGCATCTCGGCATTGGAGATAGCGGTATCGTAATCACGTGCAGCCTTTTGATACGCCTCGAATGCTGCATCACGTCTGGCAGAGCCTTCGGATGCAACCTTGGACATCATATTGGATATTGTCTCGTTGGCTGCGGATTTCTGCATTGCCACACTCTCGTCGGTGGCTCCTGTCACTGCCGCTGAGGCTGCCGCACGCTTATTGTTAGCCATAAGCATGTCGCGCGCCTGCTTAAGAGCAGCTGCATTGGCGCTATCTTGCAAGGGGTCTTCGTAAGCCTTGCGCAGATAGTAAGAGGTCTCGCGCTGCCTGCCCTTGTTCAAGTTGTCGATGGCTTTGTCATACGCCCCTTCCCCTCCAAAAATTCCTGATAAAAATCCCATTATCTCATTATATTATTATAAGAGCAAAAATAAATTGTTAGATTTGCAATGTTCTGATAAAACAAATTACTATGGCAAAGGAATATCATATTGGAGAGAAAGTACTTATCGTCAAGGAGGGCAGGACGGCAATGGTGGAGAGTAAATTCAACTCGTCGCTAATAGTAGTCATGGACGATACTCACGAGATACGAGAAGTCCCGCTTTGCGAGGTAGAACCCTACGTAGCAGAAACGGTGCTGCATGACGCAAATGGTAAATTCGCGAAGGGACACAAGAAGGTGCCAGGCAGTGGAACGAAAAAGGGTTACAAACAGATACAGAATGTGATAATAGAGCAGCTGTATCCATATCTCTCGGAGTTGGGAACCATGATAGCACAGATTGATGATCCATTCGACCAGATACGCGCAATAGCAATGATGGCTCGTCACGCTATACCAACACAAGCGGCTGTCAGCATCACTGACCAGACACCGAGGAACCTCTCGGCCGAGCAAGAGTTGGCGAAGCTAAATGCAAAGTTCGAAGGCTTGCCTGAGCCAAAGATTAGCAACGAAGAAGAATAAAAAACGCTGCACCCTTTTCGCAAAGAATGCAGCGCAACGAAACTATTTATGAGTTTACTAATTTATGACCATTCTAATACCTATTGAATCTTCATCTTTAACTAATAGAATAAATTTATAACATAATCAACTATACTTTTCACCGTCAAAGATATGCTCTTTGCAAATCTTTTTGGAGAAAAGTTCAATCGGCTATGGCTAAATGTGTTACATCGTGAGACCTTAGTGTAGAATTTCATCCACTCTTGCTTGCGTTGTTCCAGATCATCTCCGTGACAACGCTCCTCACTCTTGCGGCTTGGGGTGTAGTAGAACGCCGCCGACTTGAACTCATTGTAATCGAGACGATTCTTAAATCGTCCTCGCAAGACTAAGGACTTATACGAATCGGAGCGGCAGGAATAGAGATAATCCCTGTAACTTGACATAGGATGCTTGCGCATGTATGCTCTACGTCCGCCCTCTTCGTTATGCAGTTCATAAGTAAGTGGGATGAGACTACGCCTCGTTGGGTCCCAGATAACGAAGTATCGCAGCTTATCCTTACGATACTTACGTTCGGCCTCGTCTACAGTTTTAAGATACATCTTGCTTGCGCGCCACAACAGGATAGCGTTTCGGATGGCAGCCAAGCTAAAAAGGTTTTTTACTTTAATTCTCATGAGTTTTTATGTTTAATGATGTTTCAAAATGACTTCCGCCCCGGATGACTTGGTACGGATATTATCAATAAGTTTCTTCCTCTCTGCAGCCGTGCGACTCCTCTTGACAGGATATCTGTCCCACTCAAATCGGGAGACGTAGACCCCGATAGAACGCGACATAACGCGGTCATCATGCTTACCAGGAATAGCACCGTATGTATTATTCGGGAACTTCATATAGTAAGAATGTTCCTTAGTGCATTCTCTCTCTCGCTCTATATACAGAGTGTCACGTATACACTGTCCCATATATTTAACAATGGCGACCTTAGTAGACCTGTTGGTGTTGAATCCCCATCGCTGCTCCTGATGAGCCTTCTTGTCCGTCTCCGACTGATTTTTGCTATACACATGGTCGTATATAGGAATGAGGATAGGAAAGAACAACTCCGACTGATTGTCATTCTGCGTATCGTTGAACTTGGAATAGGCAGTGTTGTTCTCGACTATCAATAGTGCATCGTTGTAGTAGTGCGCTATCTGAGCACACTTTATCGCCAACAGGTCGGCATCGAGGTGGCAGGTGTAAGATGCCACAACCGTTGGCCCTGCGTCTTCGTTGAGTACGCCACTGTCATCGAGCATCATATCTATGCGGTCGAGCACAGTTATGACAGAGAAGTCAGACGTACGCTTAGCGCCGCCGATGTCGACTGATACGAAGTAGCGGTTAGAATATTGAGTGGCGGACTTATCGGGATACTCCCATATCTTCAAATCGCCCGTCACGCTACTCTCCAGATGCAAGTTTTCAAGGCACGATTCACCCTTGGGCGTCTTACCAAAGATGTCTCCACGGAATTTGGGAGGTTTGCAGTAGCGGTTCATCTGCTCTACGCGATATGGGTCGAATTCCAGCTGACCGCTGTATTTGAACGCCTCCACCGGGTTGGACGGGAACTCCTGCTGCATATCCTGGATGTCGTCATACTCGCGCATCTTGTTACGATACCAACAGATGCCCTGCAGAGTAGCGCCGATAGTCCATAGCCAATAGAGGTAGTCCCAGTGGCCCGACTGCTCCGCACGTCGGTCGAGAAGCATCTGGGCGAATTGCAAGATGTCGTCAGGCTCCTCCTGATACATCTCAATCTCCCACCAAGCGACAAACAACTGCTCGAATGCAGACACCTTCTCTCCATACTCATCCATTTGACCGGCTCTGTCCCACTCGTCCTTAAAGAAGTTCTGACCGTTGGCTGTAGATTCATAGACAATGACAGACAGAGGCTTGGTCGGAATACCGGAGCAAGATGACTTGATCTGCTTCTTCGGGTTCATCTTATCCGTCTCCGGCCAGAAGGCCACCTCGGTGCAGTGAGCCATAGCAGAGTCTCCACCGCGAGCTCCCTCAGGATTCATCGCCGTCGCCGTCTTGATTTTGCAGTTGCGTGGAGGAATGAGCGATATGTTCTGCGTACCTCCGCCCTTTATCTTAGGCTTGCTGCTATCATAATCCTCGCCAAGCTCGTAGAATAGGAAGTCCGGCAACTGATTGATAAGTTTGATGTACATATCCTTCACTTCGGCAGCAGAATCCCCCTGATGGCCAACGATGATACTACTCCATGACTTCTTCCACATAATCTGTATCCACGACATGTAGACCTGCGTACACGTAGAACCTCCCCACTGACGAGCCTTCAGCATAATCACACGTATGGGCTTCCCTGCGAGACGCATCTTCTCGAATAGCTTAACAAGCTTTATCTGAGCAGGACGAAGGAGAAAAGGAATATCATCACCTCCATCCTTGTTCTTAATCTTGACGAAAGCATAGGAGTAGAAATAGAAATCGTACTTGCCACGAAGTCGAAGCAGCTCCTCTATGATAGTCGCCCTCAGTTCCTCGTTGTATTCCCCGTAGACATTATAGGAAAACTCCTCGACGCTGCCTGCCCGATTCAACTGATAGATAAACCCAATGGAGAACATCTCCAGCGGCAAGAAGAGAGCACGCCCGTCGAAGAAATCATCGAGTACAAGCTCGCGTCGTTTCCCCGGTGCATTCTCGCCCGTCAGAGGATTATACTTAGGGAAGAGCTCCGCAGCACGGGTCTCGTTCTCCTTGACCATCGCTCGTGCTTGCGCCGTTATGCTGTCCTTTGCCATACGCCCTCCCACTTTGACCATAAGAACCCGAGAAACAACATGGCTGCATGATGCGCCGCAGCGATGCCGGGGATGAACAAGGAGATGGCTATAGGCGCAATGATATTGAGCATAGCTACCCTGTTCCTGTATGTCAGCGTCATGCCGATAAGGAAATATATGACAACACTCCATCCAATGACAGGCAGAACGGACGGGATGAACGAACACCCGACAGCACACAGCCACGCCACGAACAGACGGCCAGGCGACGCGATGCGCCAAAGAAATATGTAAGACGTAGCATTCAGCATATAATGAATGTATCCTGCATGTCCGAACATATATGTCAGTCTGCAAGACGATAGCTCACGATGGTGGGGCACGAGGATAATCATCACCGCGAGAAGGAACAACTGATAGCGCAGCTTCATCTGTTCTTTCGCTCCCATTTTATGAAGGATGAACGCTATGCGATTGCGTGACAGACCGAGGCAGGGAGCACCGTGAGTGAGCGCCGTTCTCGCCACCATCGGCAAATTTTCTTCCCCCTTGGCCATAACGGAATTGCACACATTGATGAAGCTCTCATACATGCGTCTCTTATAGGGAGTCCTTGCAAGCAGTTCTCCCGTTTTAAGGTAGTACCTAAGTATCCTGAGCGCGCGTTCCTCGCTGATGTAGTGACAGGCGACAGGCATAGATACCATGTGCTGACAAACATCCTTGAAACTCTCAAACTCGCAAGATCTTTTGAGAGATGTATAAATTGCAAACATCTCCCGATTGCGGTCAAGTTGCATTAATCCAATATCACCCTTATGTCTCGGCATTGCTTTATAATAAAAGAAACGCCCTAAATTATAATATAGAGATTTGTTATATCCGTAAATTGATGATTACATAGGCTAAATTTGTGACATACACTAATAATAGTATAGAAAAATGGCAAAGGAAGAGTCAAATAAACCGCCGCGTCGTTCGTGGCGAGATGTATTGGCGGAACGTAATCCCGACCTGAATATCGACGACGAGCAGGATGTCGGCGACTATATGTCCGATCAGTTTTCGCAGTTCGATGAAGGAGAGAGGCAGCGCAAGTCATTCAACGACATGTTGTCGAGTGACGAGCGTACCGCAGGCTTACTGACCGGATTGGCGACAGGCATGGATGAGAATGGCGAAGAGTTCTCGCTCGCTGCCTATTTGCTGAAGAACTATGGAGATATTATCCGTGATGCCGCCGACGAAGAGGATGCAGTGAAAAAGGCAAGGGAGAGAGAGGCAGAATCTATCAAGAAGGCTGCCGATGAGGCTAAGCGCAAGAAATCACTGGAAGGGGCACTAAAGAAAACCGATGAGGCCTTGACGGAGGCTGTCAATGCTGCAAACGTAGACGACGCTACAGCACAGGCAATGTTGGCATGGCTGTATGGCAGCAAGGATGACGATAATGATTTGGTGCATCGCATAATACGCCACGAGCTAAACACCGACGACTGGAGCAGGCTTTTGTTCGCCTTCAATATGGACAACTCACTCACTGCAGCGCGTGAAGAGGGACGCAAAAACGGTGCCAAGAGTCGCGCAGGCAAATCACACCGCAATCTCGCAGAGAATATCCCAACAGACCTTGGCGGAGGTGGCGGAGAGGAGCCAGGCGAGGAATATGAGGACCCGACAATCCAGCGATACAAAGGCATGCGCAGAAGATTTTAGAATCCAATTTTTATTTACAGTTATATAAGTATGAAGAAGTTTAAATCAACATTTCAGTTTTTCCTTCGAGTAGCGATGATGTTTCTTATGGGCATTGTTGCCGGAGGCTATGCTTGTGCAGCCGACACTCTTGATGGTGAGGGCGTTCAGGACTTGGGAGGTGGCAAGGGCAAAGGCGTAGATGGTGCTTCCTCAGTCACGCAGAATGAGGGCATTCAGGACAATGAGTGGTTCGTGAAACAGCTCAACAAGACCATTGTTGAGATGAAGTTCACCGGCACACCTATCGACCAGATACTCCGCCACGCATCGACCAACAAGTCGGAGTCAATCACCGTAAAATACTATTCCGTAGGTCAGCGCCCATTGACAGCTACACTTGCAGAAGATGTATCAGCCATGACTACAGAGACACCTAAAGCCATCACGCTGCAGGACAACAATATTGTCGGTGCGATGGATACGCTTTTGGTGATGAATGCCGACGGCACATTCGTCAATGGCTACGTGCCGGGTACAGACACAGTAGACCCGGAGCATCCCTTGATGTTGCGAGTTCACGCCATCAACAGCGATACAAGTCTGCCGATGGTATACGCCATCAACGGAAAGAAGAGCAGCCAGGGCAATCCATATCTCATCCCGAAGCTCGACAAGGGTACAGTACTCCTCCGCATGGGACGTGCAGCAGCCGAGAAGGATGTGCAGACTGGACGTTACTATCAGCTTCCTTCACCGGACGAGCAGTACTGCCAGCGTTTTATGATGCAGGTGGAGCAGACCGTATACGACCGCTTCTCAAAGAAAGAGGCAGACTGGACATTCAGCCGTATGGAGCGTATGGCCATGGAGGATATGCGTATCGGTATGGAGGCAAGCGGTCTCTTCGGTATCAAGTCTAAGCACGCCTTCACAGGCCAGGGAAATGTATGGACTTGCGAGGGCATCTGGTACAAGGCCGGCAAGGACCTCGAACTTGGCCACTGGGAGAAGGTGGTTGATGCAGACGGTACAGCGAAGGTAGATGAGACCGGAAACTACGTTAAGCAGTATGTAATCAGCGAAGAGGAGCTTGTTGACTTCGTCGGTCAGATTATCGACGGCGCAGGCAATGGCAGCCGCCAGAAGCTTGTGTTTGTTGACAGTTTTATCTATCGGGCACTCTGCAAGATTAAGACCAACAACCGCACACGTATCTTTGATCCGTCGAGCAACCTTAGCAAGTGGGGACTTGACTTCCAGACATTCGAGTCAATGGGCACCAAACTCTTGTTCTACCGCCACGACCTGTTCAATGCGTGGGGATTCAGTGGCCGTGCATTCGTGCTTGACCCCGAGTACCTCGACAAGTGGACATTCATGAGCTGGAGCCGCAACGAGTACAACCTTAAAGAGCTCTTTATCCGCAATGCCGATGCAGTAACCATGGAGGAGTTCTCCTGCTGGACACTTTCATTCCCCGACGCTCACGCACGCGTAAGCATCCCGGAATATGTGGAGGAGAAGACTCCGACTACAGCCGCAGCATAACCAATTAATCATAACTAAATCAATCGTAAGGGAGGAGGACAATTAAAAAATCCTTCTCCCTTTTTTAATTAGAAGGAATATGAGTACCCTATATAGATTTCAGGCAAAATCAAGCCTCAGTTTCAAAGTAACTAACCGAGGCCGACAAATGTTTGTTAACTTCTCCTCCTCGTTCCGAGGCAACTCCACATTCTTTACGTCGGACGAGCAGCTTGCGGAGAAGATTCGCGCTCACCGTTGGTTTCGTGAGGGCAGAATACAGGAAATTGTCATTGAATCGACACCGCAGGATGAGACCAAGGCTGAGGCTGCAGCGCAGACCACAACAAAGACGGAGGTGAAATACTCCATCACGGGAAAGCGCTTCGTGCGTACCACCGCAACCATACCGACAACTCCGGCGGATGATGACAAAGGAGAGGAGACAACTCCCGACACCACAGAGAGCCCCGATGAGACTACCAATGAGGAGCAGAAGGTTGAGCTTAATCCGGACGATGTAACAACGTTTATGGAGGCAAAAGAGTATCTCATTGAAGCCTACGGAATTAAGCGTTCAACGATACGCACAAAGGATGCAATGGCTGAGGTTTGTAAAGAGAAAGGTATTACATTTAAAAATTACGACTTAGACGTATGACAATTAGTGACATCATTAAGAGGGTGCGAGTAGTGATTGATGATGCCGGTGGACTCTCTGACACCTTCACGAGCGAGACGGATGACGTGTTGGAGCAGTTCGTGGACCTGGCGCTTGCGCTGATGTCGACACAAGATGGCGTGGAGGCTACGCCTAAAGAGGATGTTGAAACTAATGTGGCAACATTTAAGCGTCCGGACGGACAATATTACACTGAGGTAATACAACCGGAAGATTTTTTGAAGTTCATTAGTTTGGAACTTGTTGGTTGGAAAATGCCAGTATATACTCTTATTCCTGTGAGTTCACCCCTTTTTGCGGTTCAATACTCACCAGCGAAAGGAGTTGCTAATGGAGTACATTCACCTATAGCTTTCATAACAAATGACAAGACTAAAAAAATCATAGCGCATCCCGCTCCAGCTCGTGCTACAGGCAGCTCTGCTACAGAATATTCGCTCAGATATATCCCGACGTTATCGATATCCAATCTTGATGATAAATACTCAGGAGCACTTACGTACTATGCGGCAGCCCTCTATCATGAATCCGTCAACGAGGCTGCGTTGGCGAAGGATGAGATGGCTATTGCCCAGAATATGATAGTGAATGAGAAAGCTAAAAACGAAAATTAAATATGAAAGGAAGATTTGAATATGTTGCCGGCGTAGTCCCCGAGGGACGATGCGGCGGAAGTCATGTGCGTCCACCTCGCCCGAGTGAGGAGCAGCAGCCACTGCCATACACCCAAGAGGAGGTTGCGGAGTTGCTGAGCCTTATACCCCATAAGGCAGACAAGGCGGAAGTGCCGAAGATGGAGAAGCTCAGTGATGTCAACTATATTGGTCATGTCGCTGAGGCTTCTGCCTTGCCCGACTCACTTGATCAGCCGGCATGGGCATTGGTTGGGAGTGTTAAGGAGTCCACGCCATACTTCTATTATGTAGCACCTTTCATTCCGAAGGGCTATAAAGCAGGATGGAATAATATGTCGGATGCGCTTGGCACCTACGACTTAACCATCGACAAGGTGAGCATCTTCGATTACACTCTCCTCACCGAGTATAATGTTTCGAACAACCACCTTCACGAATCATTTGTCTACTCATTAGACTGGCGTAAGATTCCATACAGCTCGAGCTATCCCCTGTATGACAAGGATAAGCTCTACGATTGCCACCAGCGCGTGAGGATGCCAGACGACGAGGATAACAGCTATCAGAGCGTCCGTAGAACCGCCGAGGCTCCATACACAATAGAGTCGACGTCCCTGTTTACCTTGACTGAAGCCATCGACTCCACGCCTGATGAGTATCGCACGCCCGGCATGCGACTGACATTCTGCAGCAGCGAGTCGCACAGAGTGGAGACATGGATATTCCTGAATATCCACAAGAACTTCTGGAACGACCTCACGCAATGGCAGAAGGTGGACTACAGAGCTCAGCAGAACGAGTTGATAGCAAAGGAGGCATATAGAGAAAATTTCGACCTGCCGGAGCTGACAGCAGCACGAGCCATAGCCGACGACTTTGGCAGACGCTTCACCGATGAGTATATCCGTAAAGACACCATAGTCAACTACCTGACAGAGGTGCTGAACAAACTCTTTGTGGAGAATCCACCAACGATACTGGATGGATACATCACTCCGACAATGCTTAGCGAATCGACAAAGGAGCTGTTAGGCAGCGATAGCGTCACCAACCTTCCGGACGAGGAGGATATCACGACTGTAGACGGAGTGCTTAAGTTCAAGGATAGACCATACTTCCCGACGGGAGATAGAGGTAAGGGTTATAAGTTGTTGCGCTGCAACATGGTGAACGGAGTAAACGTACTTATACAGGATGCCATCAACACTCCGAATACGCTGTACGAATCCCGTTACGATTTCGACCTTGGAGGAAAGACAATCACCCTGCCGGAAGGAAGTATACTGTGTGTGAAGGGAGGAAGTTTCCGCAACGGAACGATTGATCTTAATGGCTGCCTTGCTGACATACCGGGTCAGTTCTGGGAGGAGTGCTTCAAGAACTCCGTGACAGTGACTGGCATAGCCAAGGGGCAGCTGATAGTCCACGCCGACTCAATGGAGTTTATGAAGTCCGAAGGACCAATAACGATAGTGTGAATAAGTAAGAGGGGAGACCAGTAAAAGTCTCCCCTCTCTTCTTGTTAGTCCCTAAGCAGGTTCTTGCAGTAGAAATACTCCCAAATCTTGGTATTGCTGCCCCAATCATCGTCCTGAAAATAGAACCTATGCGCCACCTTAAGAATCTGTTCTTCGTTAAGATCGAGACAGAGGTCGGAATACATGGCATTGAAGGCAACATACTTGTCCCATTTATTGGTGCCTGAAGGGAAAGAGAATCCCCTTGTAGCCGCTTCAATCTGTTCGCACGACCAATGCGCACCGTGAGATTTCTCGCCATCTCTGCCCTTATAGCTAATGCCGGACACATCGTAGAGAGCAAAGGCCTCGTTATAGTGGTTTCCGTACATTATGCCATGTTGCTGGCGCATGAACTTCCAATAGAGACCACTCAATTCAGGGTGTTCCTCTTGGATAACACTTAGCAGGTCACTAACATTGTCGATGCTTGCCCACATGGTCTTTTCGGAGGTGACACCCTGCTTGCGTGCCTCCTCCAGCATCTCCTTGAAACTATACTTTCTCATTTCACATATTGTTATTAATCATTATCGCCCGTAGCCGCGAGTGATGGGACCACCGGAGAGTGCTCCGTCATCGACTCTATCTGTGCGGTCAAATCGCTTATACGCTTCTCCATACGCCTTGTTCGCATGAAGATTTGGTCGAGGATGCAAGGAAACATATCGACCTTGCCATCTTCGAGGAGCGCACAACTTGCACAATCCTCGGGACACGTTTCATTAATTCTGCTCATCGTTTTGCCAATTTAGTTATCAGACTCAATCCTCCTGCACTCATGAGAGATTTCACACCACCGCGCGACACCATATTGAACAGTTGCGTAAGTTCGCCCTGATGCTGCCTGAAATAGGGATAGGCCGACAAGATTTGAACCGCATTAAAGAGCCGCATATTGCTCACCTCGTTCATGACACTCTGCACCTTGTCTCGCTGTGTGTCGTCGGCGCAGTCGACGGCCAAATAAATCTTCTTGAACATAGTTAATCAAGCTTATCAAAATCTATCGGTTCTTGCGGCTGAGACTGTGCTGTCTGCTCGCTTGCCTGCTCCGCTCCCTTTCCTGCTATAGCACCGAGTACGAACGTAGCCACACCGACCACCATATCCACAGCCTTCGGGTGTTGGTCACAATAGCTCACCACCTTATCTATGTGCTGCAGGTAGCGGTCGACGCCCTCGGCAGGTGGCTCGAGGCTGGTCGGCAGTCCCATATTGGTCGCAAAGATGTCGGCAAAAGCATTTGCTTTCTCCGCAGCCTCCATAGGCTCTACCTTCTTATCCAGCTGCACCCTTAGCATATAGCCAAACGCTTCTGCACGCGAGGCAAAATTCAGCTCACGTGAGTCGCCCTGTCGGCGAAAGAATGATAGATTCATAATTTAAAAGAATCGGAATGAAAGAATAACTTGGAGGGCGCTCCAAAGCTCCCTCCAAGCAGGACTAACTGTTGCAACTTCCACCGCAGGACTCTGTCACCGTGGCGGTTGTTGAGGCCAAGTTATAGTTGGACGTCTGGGTGAAGAGACGTCCGTTGTTGCTGCCATTGCAGCAGCCTCCTCTACGCCCATAGAAAACTGCGTTGCTAAGCTCATAGAGCTGTGCACCGTAGAAATCCTTGATGTTGCCTACGCCCTGAACAGTAGCCGCTGCAACTCCGTTGAGAGAGTAGAGGTTATTGCCCTGAGCGGTAACGGCAGGCTCAATAGCATTGACGCGGCCTGTGACGTTAGCCAATCCTGTTGCAAACTGTACCTTCTCATTGCAGCTGCGATTCCAACTGTAAACAAAGAAGGCGATGACGATCACTGCAGCGATGACCCATAGAGCGGTCGTGCTGCCCCATCCTCGGGTGCGTTGATGCTGCAACTCCTGAATCGCAGCATAATCATTGAGAGACATTTCTGCCATAGCATAAATAGATTAAGTGTGAGCAACATTGCTCACAGCGCTATAACAAAAAAATGTCGGTAAATGTTCGTACGAAACACTATCGACACAAAAGAAAAAAGCCCACGTAAGAGTAAAAAATTTCAAAAAACCTCTCACGTGGGCGCGGCATTGCCGCTCAGGTAAACAAAACACGCACTAAGACTTGGTTCGTCTGAACACTAAACAAACAAAAAGACCAATTAAAAGTAAAGCATCTATTATGATAACGGCTCCTCCGACATTCATCTTCACTTTTTGCCACGATGTAAGCTTTTTCTCCACCTCGACAATCTGTGGGTCTGTCTCGTGGACCTCGACTATTGTCCTTGGAACCTCAATAAGAATCGGTTTCTGTGGAAATATAGCCAACGAATGATGAAGCTTCCCACTGCTCCACATGGCATAAGAGTATGCATAATCATTGAACAGAAAAGAGACAGTGTCGTCCACCGCCACAGAGTCGTGATAGGGTACAAGTTGATATTCGACAAGGGTATCAACTGTATACTCAGTCCTTGTGACTGTTTTCGTCACCGGAACGTACTTGACGCTCCGGCACGAAATGAACAGTACTATTGCTATAGCTATGAGTATTAACTTTCTGCTACCCATCTTCTCGCCTCCCATTCCCTACGGCGTATAAGGCCGGATGTCACCTTCCCGTTAGAGTATACCCATTTCTTAAACTCGCTCTGGATGGCCTCATTGGAAGCCCCGCTACGAATCTTCTTCAATAAGGTAGACGACGCAAGTTTCCCAGTACCGAGATTAAACGCAAAGTCGACGAGAGCATCAAACTGCCCCTGCGTCAGTTCGAGTCCCAAGGCATTGACATACTTTTCGCAAGGAAGAATGTCTCCCTTCAGGAGAACCTCCGCCTGAGTGATAGATATAGTTTGCCCGGGCTTGACCCCTTTAGTGTGGCCATAACCAATGGTCCAAACACCAGCGGGGCATTTGTAGGCCTCCAGTCCCAACCCTTCGAATGTCTTTATCACGGATAGTAATGTTTCGCTTGCTTTCATTTGTAGGCCTCCAGTCCCAACCCTTCGAATGTCTTTATCACGGATAGTAATGTTTCGCTTGCTTTCATTTTTCATATTCCTCCTTATTGGTTAGATTTCTTCTGATCATCCTCCTCCTTGGTGACGACTTTACTGGCATCGTCGGCCATCTCCTTTCCCTCCTTGATGACATATCGCCACAGCAGGCGGAACAACTCAATCTCGTTGACATTATAGCCTTTAGAGTTCATGTAATTGCGGAAACAAGACACTACCTCACGGAAGAAGATGAACCCGAGGATGATATATTTCAGTGCATCGATAGAAAATGCCACACTGAGAGTTGTTGATATAAGTATCCAGCAGACATAAGAAAAGGCCTTATCAATGGTCATAGATATAGCCTTCGTAAGCCGTAACTTTCCGCCGTGGTGGAGTACGTTCTTGACTCCAAAGTAAAGGTCGCCCACAAGGAGCGGCAATGCAGCAATTAACCATGGTATCATTTCCATTATCGTATTGGTTAGATAGGCAGCGAAGAGCACCGATGTCCCTCCCTGTACAAGATTGTTGCTAATATTTCCGTCATCCAATTTCATAGCATAAGTTATTGCGCAGCCTGCATCGGTATCTGCTGAGCAGCCTGCATGTTTTGTAACTGAGATTCATACTTGTCGAGTACAGATACGATTTTCGACGAGTTCGGGAAGTTGCCGGCTTCGAGTGCAACCCGAAATGGAATACGTCCTTTCTCTGCCTCGTTCAACAGCATCTGATTTGTGAGGGCACGGTAAACCGGTCCGTCGGCATCCTCGCTGATTGATATGTCCAAATCAACATTGGTCATGGTGTCCATGTTGTATGTTACCGTCTCTCCGGCTATCTCAATCTCTTTGCGACCAGTATAGAAACACTTCATGACCTTCACTGTCTTACGCGCCACATCCTCGAGGAATGAGCTGTAGGAGGAGATGAGGTCAAGGATGGAGTAGGAGGCTTGTGTCGCTTTCGCCTGATACAATACGCCCGACTCCGAACCTTGACCTTTTCCTTGAAGTGCCGGCTGAACGCCTGACACATCATCCACCATTGAGCGTGAAAGCTGTAATATATAGTCGAATCCACCAGGGATTGAAGATGCAACCGATGTCTCGGGAATCTTACCGCCCTTTTTGGAGGTATAAAGTATCACACCGTTGGAGCGCATCCATTGGTCGGCGATATTCTCTATCGGCATGTTGTCGGAGAGTGACTCTTCATCAATCTTAAGCACACCTTTGGCAGCATTGCGGATGTAGAAATCGAGCGCCACCATATAGTAGTTGAAGTACTCCTGGGAGGGAATAATCTCGGATATAAACGGGTGAGTCTCTCCGTCGATGAATGGGTATGGTTTAATGCTAAATGGATGGAATGACTCCGCTCCATCCCAATAGGGAGAAACGCCCTCCTCGAGCACATAGCCATCCGGGGAGAGATAGCGATAGTACCAGTAGGTTTCGATAGCCCACTCATACTTTATCACATTCTCCTCCTCAAACTTCTTCGGGTCCATGAAATAGAGTGTATTACCATCCTCATCGGTCATCGGACTGCCATCCGGCCGACGCTTTATGTTCAACTGCATGCGTTGTGCGTTGAGCTCATCGAGCTGACTCTTCTGATTGAACGGTACATAGTATGGTTCGCCTGCCATCGGGTCGCGGCAGAGCCATGCCTTGCGACGCTCCTTTGTCCAGAGCTCTATGACGCGGCACTTACCATACTCATTAGGGTAGAAGAAGGATGTATTCTCTATATCGTTGCGTCTGTCCGTAGAGTATTGCGAAACAATATAGTCCTTCTCCATACAGTGCTCGTATATCTCCTGCAGTCGTTTGAGCTCCTTTTCGGAGTGGGCAAAGAGAGCGGAGAGCTGGGAAAAATCGAAGTCGTGCAATAATCCGCAAAAGCGGATGTCCCTCATGGTGTAGTCCAGCGTATGTGGGAAAAAAAAGAAGTTTGGGTTGACCGCGTCATTGAACACGTCCAGTTTGCCATCGCGATATGCCCATATAGTCTTGTATATAGCCATGCCGGATATAAGAAACTCCTCGAACATACGAGCGTCTTTCTCGTTACGTCCATTGAGCTTCATGTTCTGGCGGAGCAGAACGGAGTAGACATCTGCATACTCCTTCTCGTTCGGATCTACGGCGTTGCAGACAGGCGCGGTGTCGTTCCCTCGGAACTGACCCTGTACGACACGTTTGATTTTGCCAAGTATATTTGTCTGAAGAGCAGGGATACCCTTCTCCTCCAAGTACTTCTCTTTAGTCATGACACGACCATTGTAAGTAATGGTGCTCCGCTCATACTGCTTGCCATAGGCATATGCCTTGCAGTTGGCGCGCATTTTGCGGAACGGAGCCAAACGGCAGTGCGCATTATAGGCTACCTGCAGCCAGCGGTCTGCGCGGCGTTCGCCATCAAAGGACTTATGCTCGTAGAGGAGAGAATCATCTATTCTATCTGCCATATCATCATCTATTTATAGGACAAAAATAGAGCTGATGCAGAAGAATGTTGTGATATAACAACATTGTGCCATTATATCACAACGAAATAAATATTGCTACCTATTTTTGTGATAATAAAAGGTATTAGCAATGAAAAAGACAATTTGCATAGACTTTGATGGAGTTATCGCCCAATACAACGGAGAGTTTGAGCAGGACAAGTTTGGCGAACCTGTTGCAGGCGTGAAGAATGCCCTGAAGGTGCTGAAAGAGAATGGCTACACCATAATCATCTTCACAACAAGAAAGCCGACTGCCAAGTTTAAAAAGTACCTGGCAGATAACGAAATCACCTACGACGCTATAAACGAGAATCCTGATCAGCCAGACAAGACCAATCCGGGTAAACCGATAGCTGATATCTATCTAAGCGCTCGTGCTATACATTTTGAAGGTAACTGGAAATGGACACTTGAAAGCATCGCCTCCTTCCGCCCCTATTGCGAGAAGAAGGAGGACGAGAAGAAGGACATGGAGAGTATCTTCAAGCGATACAAGGAGTACGCAAAGAAGAAGTCTAACATTGTATCTATTGGATGATGGAAATAACTGTAAGGTCATCTGACATCTATGAACGCGTCTACACTCTGACGGCGCTTGCCGGAAGAGGCGGAGGCAACTACAATATTGTAGCAGCCACCGATGATAACAGTGATGCGCTTGGAGTGTATTTAGCAACAGCGGTAGCTGAGGCTGAGGCTGAGCTTGCACTGAAGTTGGAGTCAAGTAACCTAATCAAGGTGAGGGTCAATGAAGCATCAGACGATGATGTAACCATTGCGATTGCAGAAGCCACGAGATTCAATTCGAATTTAGAAAACCTGATTGATACTACCTTCCAGATATATGCATCTTACTACGTGTCTGCGATGTGGATTGCAGAAGCAGGCGCGAAGGAGATTGCGGAATCATGGAAGGCTATGGCTGCGGCGCAACTTGTTAGCCTTGCGCAGCTTGTTAGTGTAAGGGATATGTATGTGGTCTCTGAAAAGAGCTACTCAGAGCGCACGGAGGACACCGACACCTCCACTGATAGTGAAGGAGTAGCAGTGAAGTATGATGAGCGTACCGAGGACACCGACACCTCCACTGATGGAG